GAAGGCAAAGAAAGATCTGAAAGATTTGCAAACCTACTTTACAGGTCTGGTCAGGTGATCGCTTATAGAAGTTATGCGAATATTACACCCGATGTGACAAAATACATCAAGTCGATGGGTAAAGATATAACCGTGGAAGTCCCTGAATTTGAAAAAGGTCAAATTCCTTGGAGATACAATTATTTTAATCCTCTTTCTATTGATATGAAAGATAGTCAGCTAAACCTTTTCTTGGGTAGGCATAGATTTGAAATAAGAACACACTCTGTGCTGGATAATTTTAAAGATGGCTCTATACCTGCACACGTAATTGATACGTTGCCTCCAGAACTAAAAGAGAAAATAAAACAAGGCGCTAGAAAGGTTGAGCTAGACCCTGAAAGAGTTTCTGTATTTTATTACAAAAAAGATGACTGGACAAACTGGGCAAACCCTCTTATATATGCAATCCTTGACGATATTATCATGTTGGAAAAAATGAGGCTTGCCGACCTTTCTGCCTTAGATGGGGCTATTTCTAATATTAGACTGTGGACACTTGGTAACTTAGATCATAAGATTCTTCCAAATAAAGCCGCAATCAACAAGCTTAGAGACATCCTTGCGAGTAATGTTGGTGGAGGTACGATGGAACTGGTTTGGGGTCCAGAGCTTTCTTACACAGAGTCAAACAGTCAGGTGTACAAATTTTTAGGTTCAGAAAAATACAACTCTGTTCTCAATAGTATCTATGCTGGACTAGGTGTTCCCCCAACTCTCACAGGCATGGCTGGAAATGGCGGCGGATTTACAAATAATTTCATATCCCTAAAAACACTTGTAGAAAGACTGCAATACGGAAGAGATCAGCTTACCAAGTTCTGGGAGCAAGAGTGCGAGATCGTTAGAAAAGCTATGGGCTTTAGAAAGTCTCCGCATATTGTTTACGATCAAATGAGCCTGTCTGATGAGTCAACAGAAAAGAACCTTCTTATACAGTTGGCTGATAGAGACATAATATCTCATGAAACAGTGCTTGAGAGATTTAAAGAAGTTCCGGGTGTTGAGAAAATGAGACTGCGCAGAGAGGATAAAGCTAGAGATTCAGACAACTTACCAGAAAAAGCTAGTCCATTTCATAATCCTAATCATGGTCAGGAGCTTGAGAAAATAGACAAGCAGGCAAAAGTGAACCAAAAGGTAGCAGAGAAAAAAGAGTCTCAAAAACCAATAAATCCTAATGGGAGACCTCCAGCAAGTCTTGACGAAGGGCCAAGAAAGAAAAGAGTTGATACACCAAGGTCTAAACCCGGAGTTGCTGAGTTTATAGTTTGGACTAATCAAACATTTGACAAAATATCAGCCACTTTAAATAGTGCTTACTTGGGAATCCACAAAAAGAAAAACATGAGAGGTCTAACAAAATCTCAGGTAAGAGAGCTTGAAAGACTTAAATTACATGTTCTTTTAAACACAACTGCCATGTCGGATATATCTGAAGATGACATCTGCAAGACAGTTGCTTCTAACAAGAGAATGCCACAAGATTTCTCTAATATTCTAAACTCTGGTAAAATTAGTCCAGAAAATATGAATATAGAGGATTACAAAAGACACGCTATATCAGCGTATGTTGAGTACTTTTTAGGTAGATAATTCTCATAATTAAATAAAAATTATTTTTTCGTGTATAATTCTTAGAGGTGATACATGACAATTAAAATATTCCAAAACGAAATAAATGACGGCATTGGCGAACTCGTAAAGAGTACGGCTAGTGTTGCATACTGTTCTGAGGCCGTTTTTAAATCTGATGCGCCACAAGAGGTCATCGCAAAAGCGGTTGCAGAAAACAAAGACCAAATAGATTTGTACTATTTAGAATCTGTTCTGGTTTCTTGCGGTTGGAACAAAAATGATGACGTGTTTATGCCACAGGCGACTTGGGCAGCGCGAAACACGCCAGAAGACAAACAATTCAACTTTATGCACGATGAGAGTGACATCATCGGACATATTACCGGTAGCTATGTGCTATCAAAAGACGGCAAGGCGGTTTCTGATGATTCCCCTATGCCAGAAGATTTTGACATAATCACTCAAGCCGTTCTTTACAATAGCTGGACAAAAAGCGAAAATAAAGAAAGGATGGAGCAGATTATTGCAGAAATTGAAGAAGGTAAGTGGTACGTTTCTATGGAATGTCTATTTGCTGGATTTGATTATGCTTTGTCAAATGAAGATGGAGCTAGGAAGGTTTTGGCTAGAGATGAAGATTCTTCATTCCTAACAAAACATCTTAGAGTATATGGCGGAACCGGAGAGTATGAAGGATATAAAGTGGGTAGAGCTTTAAAGAATATCTCTTTTTCCGGCAAAGGTTTGGTTTCCAAGCCTGCTAACCCACGTAGTGTTATTCTTAAAAGTGTTGCATTTAATGTAGATAACGATTTTAATCTTGACATAGGAGATTTAAAAATGTCTGAGAATCTTTTAGAGAAGCAGCTGGCTGATGTTCAGGCTCAACTTGCTTCAGCTAAAGCAGAAAACGAAGCTATTAAAGCTCAAATCGAAGAAGCAAAAGATAAAGAGTTTGCTTCCAAGGTAGAGGCTTTTGAAGCTACCGTAGACGAGAAAGATGCAAGTATTGCTGAACTTGAAGAAAGTGTCAAAAGCACACAAGCTAAAGTTGCTGAACTTCAAGACGCTCTTGCTAAATCTCAAGAAGATCTTGCAGTCGCCATGAAAGAAATGGACGACATGAAGAAAAAAGAGAAAATGGAAAAGAGAAAGGCTTCACTTGCTGATGCCGGTCTCAGCGAAGAAGAGGTTGAAGAGTCTCTTGCTAATTTCGACGCTCTTGAGGACGAAGCTTTCCAAGCTGTTGTCGCACTCATGAAGAAGAAAGACGACAAGAAGAAAGAAGCTGAAGCAGCAATGCCTCCAGCGCTTAAAGAAGCTCTTGAAAAGAAGAAAGAAAAAGAAGGTAAAGACAAAGAAGCAGACGCCAAGCCTATGGTGAAAAAACCTATGGCTGAAGAGGCAGAAGCTGATGTGACACCTGAACTTCTTGAAGATGTAGAAACTTCTGAAGCAACTTTGGTAGAGGCTACCCCAGAGGTAGACGAAGTAGAATCAACAAGAGCTAGTATCTCTAACTGGCTTGAAACTAACGTTCTCAACAAAAAATCGTAATTATAGGAGATTAAAATCATGGCTCTTAAAGCAGATAGATACGAAGAATCAACAGATATCAGCTTTTTCTATAATGCTGGTACTGCTACTCGCGGTGGAGTTGTATGCTTGGCAGATCTAGGTCTTGCCTCTGGTGCAGCTTTGGACCAAGGCGAAAACCTTGTTTCTTACCAGCAAGTAACAGCAGCTACTGCTATTCCTGTTGGAATCCTTCTCAATGACGTTGTTAATAAGGATCTGACAAGAACTCATCTTAACCAGTATAAAGATGAAGTTCAAAAAGGTGGCAAAGTCACCGTCCTTACTCGCGGTTGGGTTGTAACAAACAACGTAACTGGAACACCAACAGCCGGTGCTTTGGCTTATGCCGACAGCGTTACTGATGGTAATATTACTGCTGCGGCAGTAGACCCTTCCGTTTCCGGTAGCGCAGTTATCGGTCGCTGGATGTCACGTAAAGATGCTGACGGTTACGCTAAATTGTACGTCAATCTTCCCAACTTCGCTTAATTTTATTAACTAGGAGAATAAAACAATGTCATATACAGAAAGACCTAGCGAAGAATTCCTTAGCGTTCTTCGTCAATCAGGTGACGGCAATCTTGAGACAGCTATGGCTGCTCAAAGAGAATTCGCCGTTGCTTTGGAAACCCCACTCCGTAAGGGTGTTTTGGTGGGAAATATTCTTGGTAATATTTTCGAGAAGATCAATGTAGAGCCGGGAGGAAGCACTGAGTATCCACTGGATCTCATCAGCCCCGGACTTGAAGGTGAGCATGTTGCTTACACCAACCCCGGTCATGGTCGCATTCCTGAGCGTGCGGTCGAGAGCGATTACGTCATGATTCCAACGTACAGCATCACAAGTAGCATTGACTTCTTGTTGCGCTATGCTCGCGAAGCTCGTTGGGATATTGTCGGTCGCGCCATGCAAGTCATGGAAGCCGGTTTCACCAAAAAGATGAACGACGACGGCTGGCACACAATTCTTGCTGCTGGTGTTGACCGTAACATCTTGGTTTACGATGGTGACGCAACTGCTGGTATGTTCTCTAAGAGACTTGTCAGCTTGCTTCAAACTGTCATGCGCCGTAACGCTGGTGGTAACACCGGTTCCGCAAGTCGCGGTCGCTTGACTGACCTTTATGTTTCTCCAGAAGCACTTGAAGATGTGCGCAACTGGGGTTTTGATCAAGTTTCTGACGCTGTTAGAACTGCGATCTACAACGCTGGTGGAGATGGCGCTCCTATCACCAATATCTTTGGTGTTTCGCTTCACGATCTTGACGAACTTGGCGAAGGTCAAGAGTATCAAGATTTCTTCACAAACGGTCTTGGCGGATCTGTTCAAGGTAGCGACACAGAGTTGATTGTCGGTCTTGATCAAAGCGCTAATGACAGCTTCGTTATGCCAATGAAGCAAGAGATCTCGGTTCACGAAGATCCAACCATGCATCGTCAGCAGCGCGCTGGCTGGTATGGCTTTGCTGAACTTGGTTTTGGTGTCCTTGATAACCGTAGAGTTATCCTCGGAAGCTTCTAATATTTATTATTAGTTATATATTATTCTAGAAAGGTGGTTCAATCGAGCCACCTTTCTTTTTATATACTATCTGCCTAGAAATGTGTATAATACTACATACATGTATATCTAGGATTTATTCAAGGAGTCTAAAATGGCTAATATGTCAGATTTTCTAGAATCTGGTTTGCTGAACCATGTTTTTAGGGGTCATACTTTCTCAAAACCGCAAGGGATGGCTATTGCTTTAACAAGCGGTATCCCAGTCGAGTCTGGTTCTGCAAAAAATCTTATTACGGGTAGTTTCCTTATGGAGCTTCCAAAAGACGAAGGTTCAACCGATACGGGCTATCGTAGAGTTGATTTAGGTGTTCCATCGACAAATGGAAACGCCACTTGGAAGTTTTCTACAGATGAAGAATTTACTGCTGGAAGCGGATTTGTAAAAAATTGTAACACAATATATTTTGGAACTGCGCTCACAGAATGGGGTTGGGTATCAGGTATTGCTATTTGTAGCTCTGGGGTTTGGGGTTCTGGTGATTTACTAATGCAGTCTCAGTTAGATAATCCTAGATACGTATTTAAAGGGGATTCTTTGAAATTTGATGCTGGTCAATTAAGAATTCAATTTAAATAAGGTTTTAAAATGGCTCAGTTATCTAAACAAGAATTTAGTGAATTTGTTGTATCCACTCTTCCAGATAATTCAAATAGAGAAATATCTGCGCTTGATCTAAGAAATACGTTTTTTAACTTAGCAGATTCTGTTGTATCATTTCTTAGTGATGAAAAAATAGTTTCTAAAAATTTCGCTTCTGTAGATTTAAGGTCTACCGTTGCTGGTGATACAGCTTTATCAAGAATAAATATAGCTGGGGCGTCAAATGTAGACAACTCCGCACTTGGATATGCGGCTTTAGAATTTAATTACGCTGGAATTAGAAATACTGCTTTAGGTTCGTATGCAGCTTCTTGCAATGCACTTGGTACAGATAATGTAGCTTTAGGTGTCCATTCTCTTGGTAGCACTACAACTGGTAGTGGAAACCTAGGTTTAGGTAATTTCTCTTTAATGGGAAATAAATTTGGAAATTTCAACATAGCCATAGGTCATGGTGCAGGATATGTAGCACCTTCTGATAGTGAATTTAAATTTTACTTAGGAGCTTATCCTCAAGCTAGTGGAGATTGTGATGACCATGTTGCCGGTATAGATACGCCACCACTACTTTACGGAGACTTAAAAACTCTACAGCTTGCCATAGGCGCTTCTGGATTTAGAGGTTCGGAAAAACTCGCTGTATCTGGAGATATCCTGCCTTACGAGTCGGGCGGTTTATTTAGCTTAGGATCTGGTGATTACAGATGGAATGCTCACATTCAAGATTTATATGTAAGTGGTAATATATTCACAGGTAGTGAAGCCGCTTCATTCTATCAGTACAAAATAACAGACGGCTTATCTGCTGCTGATACTATATCAAATGACGAAACTGTAGCAATAAGTGGTATTAGTGGAATCCTTACTGACTACTCATCAAATATAATGAGGGTTTCTGCTGCGCCGCTAAGTGGAGTTATTGAC